TCGAGCGCGCAATTGCTCTAGCGTCAGCCACTTCCCCTTGTTGCTGTAGAAGTTCTCGAGATCTAGCCCGCCATCGCGCAGCAACTTGCCCCGAGTCTCGCCAAGAATGTCATCTTGCCTTGCGGCACTCTGCTGCTTGATCCATTCTGCATAGGTCATGTCGGCAGGGACTTGACCGTCCATACTCGCCCTAGTTTTAATGTCAGTCTCGTCAAGATCCAAGCCGAGTTCCCTGTAACTTTTGAGGACAGGAACGGAGGTAGATCTGCAGTTCCAATGCAAGCGCCCTGGTCCCGCAAGCCATGGGATGCTGTGATCTATCGGCTTGTGGTCATCAGTCGTATAGCGCAGATGATCCCTTATCCTGCATTGCGTAGATGTCTTATTGTCAAGCGTAGAAAGCCACATAACAGATTTCAGAATATCTGCGTTCGCCTCATAGGACTTGTCCCGCGTCACGCCTGCCATGTGGCTAATTGCCGTCTGCACCACTGCCTGCGCATGTCTGCGGTCGATCTCGATAATCCCGTCTGCGTAGCCCATCGCCCGAGTGCCGCGTATCCTCTGCACAATCTCGCTGTTCGACTGGCCTTCGACGTAGGCGATGCGGATCGCGTCACGAATGCGCGCCATGCGGTCCTCTTCGATGCTGCTCGCCCACTCCTTCAGCAACCTGCCCTGAAACGGCCTACTCATCGCCGCCGTATATGCCTGCTCTGCTGTCACTGCGGTATAGGTCACTTCGACAGGCAGCACATCCTCGAATAGTTGCTGCTGAAATCCGGTTTCGTAGTCAGCGAAGTCGCGCAATTCGCTCGAGAGTTCCTGCTCTACCTTTTCGTACGCCTGCTTGTTCAGCGAGCGGACAGACTGCAACATCGTCTCGAGCCGATCTACCGTAAAGTTATCCGGTGACACGCTCTCGAGCGCCTGCGAGATCTGCGCAAACAGGTCTGCATCTACCTTGTTCAGCACGGCGATAATGCGACGCACTACGCCATTGCTGTAGCGGTCAAGGTTGATCGCGTGTGCGACCGACTCATGCGCCAGGCGTTCGTTTGCTGTTAAGGCCATTTTGCTTATCGTTCATCGTGCCAAGTGCTGGCCCTTGTGCGTCAAGCCGCTCACGCTCTTGCTCCCACGTCAACTCTGGCCGGACGATATTACGGCGCTGCAGCTCCTCGAATACCGTTTCTTGCGACAGGTTGCCGCTTGCTCCCATCTTCTGCAGGATGTCTGCCGATGCCGCTGCGAGCGTTTCAACGCCGAAATCCTTGAAGATGGTCACATGACCGCCCTGCTTTTCTCCCACCCACTCAGCCATTAACTGCAGCGCCTGATCGATCGCGTCCTCCAGATCTTCCGTGATCCGCTGCAATGCGCAGCGCCCCTGCTCGTTATCAGCTTGCGTCTGCGCTTCCGTCATGTTCGCTGGCTTGATGACGAGCAGTTCCGCACCCGCTTGCCGCATCTGATCTTCTAGATCCAGCAGTGATTGCCTGCCTGCCTCGATCGATTTTCCAGAATGCTCAACAAACTTGACATCAGCATCCTGCGTTGTAGCCATGATTCCTGAGCTAGCGCCAACTGTGATATTTACATTCTCGCCAAGCATCTTCGCGAACAGGATCGGCACGCGGGCAACGTGCAAAATCGTGTCTTGGTCGCTCTGGCTATTCCAATGCTTGACGTTCATGTGCGCCATTTCGAGAAGCGGCGGCTTGCCGGTCATGAACCCTGTGCGCATTCCATACACGGGAACGAACGGGATCTTGCTCATTCCTTTTGTCACGCCTTCGGCGTACAAAACCCATTCTTCCGTCTTAGTTCCTTCTTTCTTGCGCCATACCTGCCAGCTACCGGGATACAGCACACGAACCTGCTCAATCTGCTTCTCGCCGAAGTCGCCATCGTATTCAGTGATGCATTCGAGGAGTCGCAACTGAGTCGGCACTTCCGCGCCATTGATGCGCTCAGATCTCCAGCCAAGCAGATTCTGCGGGTGTATCTGCACGAAATACGGACGCACGCCTGCTGCTGCTTCCTCTGCTGCTGTCCTGATTCCTTCGACTGGCGGGTAATCGACGAGTATTCCAGATAGCCCATACCCTAACGCCTGCTCTTCCAAACTCGCCGCGAAAGAGTGAAGGTTGCGCCCTTGAAGGTCGATATCCTCTGTCCACAGCTTGATCCTTGCTGGCACATCATCGCCGAGTGTCAGCGGTTTCGAGAATGGCTTGCTTGCCAATACCTCGATCGTTCTCGCGAATGCAGGGAACAGCGTTGCGGATTCAAGGCGAACGCAGTAACTTTCTTCCTCCTCGTTCGGCCACTTCTTCAGATGGCGCTTGCCTGCCTTGCGCATCGCAGGCGTACCACCGAGCAGATCAGTGATGATCGGCCAGTGGCATGACATCGCCGATACAGCACTTGATTCCTTTCTTACGCTATCGGCCATTGATGTTTTCCCCTGAGATGCAAAAACCCGGCACTTGGCCGGGTTTCGTATTGATTTTTGATGGTTATGCGCGCAGCGGTGTTACGGAAGCAGTTCTCTTGACGATCGGCCAGCGCTTCACGATGAAATATCCATTCGCGTCGTTCGGATGGTCAAAGCCAGATGTCTTGTCCGGTTCGCCGTTCTTGTCCCATACCTGCTGTTCCAGCGCCTCAGTCGTCACAGGGCACGCATCCGTATTGATCCTGAACCGGCGCTCGCCCTTGTCGTTCAGGATCATCGCGTTATAGGCATTTACCCGATCCTTGACCGCAGGGTTCGAATGATCGACCTCAATCTGGAAACCGGCCTGCCGCAGAATCGTCAGATCCGATTCGCTGGCATTCTTGCTGCTTGTGTTCTGCCCTGAAGCATCGGGATATATCTTCACCGCATGCCCCTTGTCCTTGAAGCGTTCTTTCAACAGCCGAGCCATGTCAGGCGTATCCCTGACTCCGGTCAGTTCTGCCAGTGTCAACGGCAAGCCATCCCGTACCACATTGACGCAGGCTGTCATTCGCAAGACATTGAAGTCCATTCCAACGTGCAGCGCTTCGCCTTCCTTGATCCGCTCGCTGGTATGGTTCAGTCTGCGGTCGAAGTTCGGATAGACGCTACCGCTCGCCAAGTTGACGAACATCCCGCGCAGATACGCCTCGATCAGTTGCGGCGGATAGCTTGCCCTCAACGAATCGATATAGTCATCCGGCAGGTTGATTTCGTTGTCATACGTGCTGGCATGAATCAGTCCGTACATCTGCCGATGCTCTGGATGATCACGTAACTGCTTGACGAACTGCTGATAGACGAACTTGAAGCCCTCCGGTGTCGTCGTGACATCAATGCCGTTCGGCAGGCCGTCCATCTTCACCCGCATACGGGCGATGATCTTGCGCCATGCAGTTGCAGCTTTTTCCAGCTTCATCACGTCCAACTCGTCGATCAGCGCCTTGCCGATCTTGAAACCGACGATTTCGCCAGGCTTGTCCATCGACCGGCAGAGAATCGTGCTGCGGTACTGCCTGCCGGCGAACAGATGTATTTCCTTGTTCGTCTCGTGAATCTTGGTGGACAATCCCCAATCGAACGCTACTTCATCGATGGTCGGATAGAAGATGTCCCGTATTTGCGGATAAGTCGGAGCAAAGTAACCTGAATTGACCTTCGGCCACTCCCAAGCGTGTTTGCATAGCCCTGCGCCACCTACCCAAGTTTTCCCGCTCCCGAAACCGGCCACAAATGCCTTGAACTTCTGCGGCATTGCGATGAAACGCGCCTGCGGAATGTTAAGAGTCGGGCTCATTCCGCTTGCTTGCATCCACCACGTTGACGGTTACATTGACTGGAATCGCCTGCGACTCATCATCTGCTACGTCTGGTTTGTCGCGCCATTTGGCAGGTTGTCTGTTCTTGAGCCAAAAGATGCCAGATGTCGGATCTGGTGGGTAATGCTTCGTGATGTCAGTGACGGTGATACTGCCCTCGTAGGAACTGATATGCACGTCAGGATGGCTGTAGCCAGTCGCCCTTTGGAATAGCTTTTCTGCAACCTCTGCATCAGCGAGCAACTTGCCCTTTTTTATGGACTCAAAAAAATCGGAATGATCGGTCTTCCAATTGTTAATTGTTTGCTCAGTAACCTCGAAGAAATCAGCGATTTCCTTGTCTGTTGCGCCTAGTTTGCACAGTTTCTCTACCTGTACGCTGTATTCTTTCTTGTACTTTGTTGGTCTTCCCCGCTCGTTCTTCTTTTCTGCGCTTTTCTTGCCCTTAGGTGCTGGCATATATGCCTCCTTACGGATGCTGTCACCCGTGGCGGCGGTCATCCTTGCTAATTTGGTTCATGCCCTGTATTTCTGCTTTATCTCGGCAACTGGAACGCCGGTCAGTTCATGGATGCGCAGGATGAAGAATGCGCTGATAGCGATCTGCCCATGCCTGATCCTGCATATCTGGATACGATCGATGTATAGCTTTTCAGCCAATTGGGAATCGTTGCGTACCTTGAATAGCTTTATCAGCCAGTCTATGAACTTGGATGGTGCGTAGTCAGGTTGCCTCATCACCGTTGTTCCCGTTGATGGGAATAGATGGGATGGTGCTTTCTGCATCATTCGCCCAATTCCAAGGTATCGACACCGTTACCGCAGTTCGCTTCGAATTGGCATGCAACCTCTACCGCTTGTCTTGCGTTAAGCCCGAGATACATTGCGGCGACCGCAAAGTCACGTCCAGAGCCCATGGCAAAGAATGGCGATTCAACTTTCAGCGGGAATGGGCCTCGCTCATATTTTAAAATCGAGCCGTCTTCTGTGATGCATAACATCGCAACCCAATCGTCAGTGCGCTGAAATGCGGGAAGATTTTCTGGATTTGAACCGCGCTCAATCCAGTCAAACATTTCAATGCCCTTCGTGAAGTCGCCCGCACATGCAAACAACATACCATTTATGCGCCTGATTTTCGTCACTGGAACGATGTAGCCACCCATGTTGGCTCGCTTATCTGCGGCCAGCGTCTTGCCGTCGAATGCAATGACAGTCATTTCGTCCTCTTTCTCAGCGCCGCATTCTCCAGCGTCAACTGATCCACTTTATGTTTCAGTTCCGTGCAGTAGTCGAATAACTGAACCTGCTGAACGTATGCTTTCTTTATTTCCACGTTCATGCGGTCTATTTCGTTCTGCATTTCCTTGCGCTCAGATACTGCCTGCGCCAATAACGTCAGTGCTTCTATCTTTTCAGTGCGCAATTGCTCAATAGTGTCCTGCGCTTCTTCCAGCAATTCGGATAGCGCGAGGCTCATGACATATCTACCGTTAGAGGCTATTACAAGTTCTCAGGAATTTCACGCCAATGAGTTGGAGCAGATCGAAGCTCCGCGTCGAACTCAAATTCTCCATCTATGGATGCATGCCCTGCGCTCCAATGCACTTCGCCATTTTCATATGTGTCCCAATATGCGACAGCCAATCCATGCTCAGTCCTAACCAAGACTTCCTTGCCTTTTTCAGGCATTTGTTCTTTGCATTCAATCATGATGTCTCCATTTATCAGAAATCAGCGAGCTCGTCTTGCACGCGCTGCCAATCCGAATACTCTTCATCTGTCTCTTCATCCACACTCGGGATTTGCGCGAAATATGCGGCAATCGCCACAATCAGCGCCAGAAATGCGACTGGAAGCAGGTAGATGAATGGATACATGGTCAGGCGGCGAGCAGTTGAGCAGGTTGGGTAACGTGTGCGACAGGCTTCAGACGCTCCTTGATTTCCCTGATCGGCATGTCCGTTGCGTCATGGACGGCGAGGATCATTTCCGGTCCCATGAGATGCCTACCTTGGCGCAGGCGCGTGATGTTCGGATGGCCGACATTGAGATATTTGGCGAGCGCAGCATCATCGCGCAATCCTGCTTGCTTCTTTATGTCGTCAAGCAGGTGCTCAATCGCTTTATGCTGTTGGTTAGTGATGTTCATTGGGGGACAAATCCATGTTCGGTAGCCCATTGTTGGGCTGATCTGGCTTGCTCGACGATGGCATCGCATCTGTCGGCTTGCTCACGAAGAAATCGCTCAACGTCTGGCGGAAGGAGGATTGTTCCGGCAACGGGCGCATTATTTCCGGCGTTACTACTGGCAGCGGCGGGCATGAAGGATTCGCACGCTTTGGAAGAAATCCGCAGCCCACCAGCGGCATTGTCAGCAGCAGTAAGAGCAGCAGATTTAGCCTGCAATTCGTCGATTCTCTTTTCATAGTCCTGCGAAATCCGTAAATTTTTTGCATCGTTCGCACGCTGGATCAGGCGATTATTTTCGACTGCGGTTTCAAGCTGCGCTGCATCTGCGGCTTTTTCTGACGTTTCGCATGCGTTTATGCCGTACAGATACCCGCCTAATACAGATGCTGCCCATATGATGATGCTCAGTAGCAGAGCAATCAACTTTCCTTCGAGGCTCATGGCTGGCTCAGAAGATGTAGGCGTACCGGTAGAAACACAGGTGGACGACTGCCAACAGGAACCACTCGATGAAGGTCATGCGGATTCCTTTGCCGTTGTTGCTTCTTTATTTGGAAGCGGCTTCAGGCAAAGTTCACGTTCAGCCTTGCGCCGATTGGTAAGTCCTTGCACAACCTTGCCGCCTGCACGATTCCAACGCAGCAGTTCATCGCATGCGGCCTGATACTGGCCGGCATTCAATTTTCGAACCAATGTGCTGGAACAGGCGTTTGCAACTCCCACGTTGTATGTCCATGACGCTAGCGCGTCATACTGATTCTGATTTAATTTGACCGTGACGCAATTGAGCAGTCCTTGCCCATGCTTGCTGACGTTTTTGATTGTCAGCGCGTTGCATTCAGCGTCCGTATATACCTTGCCGGGAATCGGCGGCGGGTTCGTGATTCCGTCGCAGTACGTTTTTACGCCCACGATATCGTTGTAAGCAATGTAACTGCGCCCTTCCCATCCACCGACAAATATAAGAGCGCTCGCACTGGCAATAACCAGCGCTCTATTCGCCGGATTTGCGGCCACTGTGCCATTCCTTGAATATCTGCCACGACTTATGACCGATCAGGATCGCCAGATAGATGATAGTCAGCCACTGCACTATGTCAGGCAGCGTAATGCCGCAAAGCTTAGCGCTCACTACGGCAACAGGTGGCGAAGCTTTTGCAATCATTGATGCCCCCGTCTCTGTCTGCTGACTTAAATCCATAGTGCTGGACTCCGTAAAAAAGAAGCCCCGACCGGTTAAGGTCAGGGCTTTAAATTCCCGTGGCGAGATGGACTGAGGAGCACAACGGGAGGAGACACGGGACTAGATCCGCTTGTGCGTCCTTTCGAAAACGGCACGCGGATCAACGTATTTGAATCCATCCTCCAGAATTACTATGTAATCCCCGAGAACTGGACGGTAGCGCGAGGTATTCTCGCGGCTAAGTTCATGCGTACTGCCATCCTCACAGACAGCCATGATCGTGGCGCTGGTCGGCATACTTACTATTGACTTGATTTGGGTCGCCGCCACGATAACCGGCAGTGCCTGGTATGTTTTCATGGCGGACTCCGCTAATTTGCGACAGATTAGGTCTGTCAGGCCGCAGGCTCGCATATAGCTGCGTAGTGAGTAAAAGTGCCCTTGCGCGGGCGGCATCAGGGCTAAACCGATGCTCCTGCATATCCCCGATGCCGGAAATCCGATATCGGAAAAAGAAAAAGCCAGCGGTTAGGCTGGCTTTGGTTGTGGTGACCGGTGCTGATCTCCGGCTTCGATGCCTCAGGGTTGCGTTGCGCCGCATAACCTGAATCCCACATCCCGCTCGCACACGGGCGCATCAGCCTGCGCATTCACCACACGGATAATGGCTCCGATATCCAATCTATTCGGCAAACTCCCACTGGATTTAGGAGCTTTCCGACCAGTAGCCAGATGACTACCTATCTGCCTTATTAGAACCATTATGCGTGTAGGTGATAGCGGGAGGATTTTAACCTCCGTACTCGGGTAGCGACCCCGCGCCTTTTCTCTCGGCCACGCTATCAAGTGATACCCCAATTCCGTCATCCGCATACGCACTCAGCGTACTTGTCAGGCTTAGGGCATCACTTCATAACGCGATTGGTTGATAGCGGCAGGTCGCTACTCCTGCTTGACGGTTTTGCTTTCGCCTTTACAGACCATCGGTTGCAATCCGTCCGTCAACAAGGCCAGTCCAATGCGTGCTTGCTCCACGCCGCGCTATCAAGGCAGGAGGCTGCGGGCCGAAGCCGCTGTCACGTCCCTATTCGGGTAGTGCAACTGCCTGCCTTCATAGTGCGAATCTGGTGCCGGTGGCAGGAATCGAACCTGCGCATGTTTGGTTCATTTTACAGACACGGCTGTGCGCTTATGTCCATCACACGGTCATGTCCGACCAGATACCTTAAACCGCTTGGCGACACCGGCAAGGTAAGTCTATTGCGATTTTTAGAGACGACAAGCCCCGCTAACTTTCTCGGCTCTTTGCACGCTTGTCGAATTATGCGAAAGGAAAGCACTATTTTTCAAATGCAATAGGTTTCGCAGTGCAAAGATTATAGGCGGCAAGTTTATAGACTTCAAGAAATTTTTCATAGCACAAATCTTGTCATTAGAAAAGTCCATGATGGATTATTTATTTTGCATCGTAAACCATTCACTAATCCATGCTGCCGTTCTCTTGTGCTGGTTCCATAGTGCGGCGATGTTCGCCGAAATATAGGTTCCGCGCATGCGGTGGCGCTGAAGATTTCGCCCTTTATGCTGCCGCTCAAACTCTGCGCGTAATACGTCTTCCGATGGGGATTGGCGTCTCGGTTCGCTAGTGACAGTGACAGGAAGCGGCTCGGGCGGTTTCCAGTTAGCGGGCAGCATGCCATTACAGACATGAGCCATATCGTTAGTGCCATGGTCATCATAGCCGCAATGTTGGCATTTCACGCTGCACCTTCTTTCACCTTATCGATGGCAGCTTTGCACAGTTCAATGACGCGCTCTTGTTCGGTCAATTCGGAGTTCTTCAAAGGGCTGCCATACTCCAGCGCAGTCGTAGCCTGCTGCAGCGCGTCAAGCAAGCCCGCATTACGCTTGTAAAGGTCAAGATAGCATCGCGCCAAGTTTGAATTAGCTTTAGTGTAGTCGGCCTGTTGCAGCGCATCAGTATGGTTGATAGTCGGATCGCTCATGACTGATCCTTATCTTCTTCCTTGTTAAGTTCTTCCATCGTATCCAGCGCAGCCAATGCAACACGCAGGCACTTTTCGCGCTCGTCTCTCGGCGAATATGGGTACTTCAGCACCACTTCGATTGCATTACGTGCTACGGCTATGAGAGTTTCACTATGGTCTGTCATGGGACATCCTTAGATGTAGTGTGAAGATGCGTACGCAATTGCCACGCTCCACATTTTATGCATCGCCATAGACTGCGCTTCCCTCCAACAGAGTTAATTTCATCGCCATAAATATTTCGCCAGAATGAAAACGAATGCCCATTAAATCCGCATGCCATTCGCTTCAGGAATTTGATCATGCTGCACCTACCTTCGCATTTCCTACTACAGCACGCGCCAGATATCGCAGATCAGGGCTAACTTTAAGTGCATCGGAATCAGCAACGGCTCTTAATGCTCGCAGCATTTCAGTGTTTGAGCGCTCCAGGCTCTCAATCCGATCTGCGGCTTCCTTGAATAGATTGCAGCGCTCGCAGTCGCAGCGCACATCTGCGAGTAGTTTCTGCTTGATGTCATTCATTGGGAAATCCTTCTCTCCGCATATTTGCGGTCATGACCGACTCCATGAGCATCATTCTGTTCCACATATCGACCGTCACAGATTCAGATTCCATCGCCTGAGTGCAGCATACAAGGAGCAATGACGCTTCCTTTTGCGATTGCCGTAAATCCGACCTCTGAGCAAGGAAATTAAATTCATACACATCATCGCCAGAATCGAAATTCCAATCTGTGCTGATTCCTTTCGCCGCATATGCAAGCCGTATTTCAGTGCTCATTGGCCGTTTTATGCGATATGCGTCTGCTTCCAAACATGCTAGCGCAAGACTTTTTAGTTCCTGCACTAAACGAATCTTTCCTGCGTTGTCGCTCTGATAGAACTCCATCTGGAAACGTGTTTGCAATCCTCTATCCATTTACGTCCTCCGGTACTTCATCGCCAAAAACTTTAGTGACATAGGCACGCATCGCTGCGATCAGCGGAGTAGGTCCAAGCAGAATTTTTGCCGATGCCAGATCTAGTCCGTAAAATGCCGCATTTTTCTCTGCAGCCCATTCAGCATAGTCATGGATGATGTTTATCTTCTCGCGCTCGATGATTCTGCCGCCTTGTAGCCAATCGGTAGATGGCTTCCAGTCACTCTGGCGATGCTGTGCGTAGCAGAGTGTGCCACCCTTCGGCCCACGGTCAATCTTCCACCAAGCGTAGTTTTCCAGTTCCCATCCCTCTGCTTTGGCTACCCACTTGTCCAGTGATTCGTCTGATAATTCAGAAACCTTCATCACGTACATCCTCTCCAAATTTTCCGGCAACCAGCGAACGCATAACCGCTTCCAGCGCCGTACTACCAGGATAATTCTTGTACCGATACGCTCTCCATCGATGAGCATCAGGATAGACAGCGATACGATTAGCCTGTATCAGCGGTCCACCTTGCGCCCAATCTGTAGATGGTCTGAATGGATGACCTATAACGCCACCTACAATGCATACAGGTTCGCCATGAGCATCAACGCTTATTCGCGCATCCATGTGTAGAACCTTGGCTACGAAGTAATCCAGATGCGCGCCAGATAGTTCACTTGTCTTCATATTGGCTCCTCAGTATTGAGTTTTAGCCACTTCTGAATCAATGTATCTACCGTCGATTCTGATTTCAGTCTCGAATGGCATCTTAGTTCCTAAACTGATGTGCTTGCCGAAGGTTTGCATCAAGTCCCACATTTGCCATTGACTCCAGCCATCAGCGTCTTCCTTTGGCGGTCGATATGGATATGGCGGCTCCCTGCCAGCAGCCTTCCAGAAAGCATAATGATCTTCGCGATGCAACTGCCTTCCATAGTCAGTAAGCTTTACATTGACGTAGTCATTTATGTTGAAGCGCATGTTCTGCTACTCCTTATCACACAATCAATCCTTCTTACCCCACGTCCGCTCTTTTCCGGTATCTGGGTTCCGTATCGTGACGCTTCCTATTCCAGACGCCACAAGGCCAATGATGATCAGCAGAATGAAGAGAAATCCTGCGCCAATTATTTTCAGAATCAAATCGCCCACGTTTCACGCCCTTTCTTCTTCGTTTGCGTAGAAAGACATTTCATAGCCACTCGACCTCGTTTTCACATGTGACAAGCCTTGGATGCGCTGCATTCCTGTCAGGCACAATCGGCACGCCTTCAAATGTCTTGAACTCACCATCTATCGAACAATATGCGTGGATGCCAAGATGATTAACAAGGTCGGCATATACGGCAGGATGCAACACGATCTTCTTCGGACGTTGGCCATGATGATCGCGGCAATGCCGATAGATTGCCTCACGCAGCATATCGACAGGACCGAGCGCAAGCGATTTGATGTTCATGCCTGCTTACTTCCCTCGTCGTTTGCGTAGAACCATCCTTCATCGATCCAATCCTCTGCTACGCACCTAGGCAATGGAGGATCAACGCGATACATTACCCCGCTCTGACATACTCCTGTCTGACAGGCGACGATCATGTGTTTTGTGATGTGACCGTGATAGAACGTGGTATAGACATCGTCGCCTACTTTGAACTTGGGTTCGCGTGAAGTCATAGCTCCATATCCTTGCCTATCTTCGCCATTGATCTTTCTGCCGCCCTTACCGCCATTTCATCCATTTCGCCTACAAGCTCCGTCACGTAGTCATGCAATCGCCTGTCGCATCTAACCTCGTTCCTGCCTGTTCCCTTGCACCGTGGGCACGGATCGTCGGACAATATCTGCGGGTTCATCTTCAACGGCTGGAATGCGCGCCCTTTGCATAACTCGCAGCGATCATTCAGCCAATACGCGAGAGATAGCGCAGCAACCTTCTTTCGCGATATGTGCGGAGGCCAGTTGCGTATCACTGCTTTCTTTTCCACTATCTCCGTCCACTGAATAAGCAGAGTCTTGACGCTTGTGGTGTCATTGGCGAATTTCACGCGAAAAAGTAACGGCCCGAACTTCAGGCACAATGCAGCCGCCGTGAGCGGATCTGGTGTCGAGTGATAGATATCGTTCGTCAGGTCGGAACTGTCGCATGCATGGACATAGCGTTGAGCGAACTTCATTTAGGTATATTCTCTATTGATTGCGCAGTAGCCGATTCCCATGTCTGTATAGACAGTGGAGGTGATCTATTTATCCCCTGCAGTATCGTAAAGATCAGCAGAATGATGATTGCGACGATATAGGCGATGGCGCGTTTCACGTCATCCACCTTTAAGACCATTGACCACAGACACAAGGCTCGCCATATCAAGCTGTTCAACGGTTTGCTCGTAGATTTGAGATTCTGCGCGAACTGTTTTTTCTATCTCAGGCGTGTACCCATAAACTTCCTTCAACTTATCGCTGTCTTCGGATATAGGTACTTTATCCACCACGGTCCACTGGCCTCCAGAAATCTCGCGGCGCTCGGTCACGGCAGTTACGGTCACTTTGTAGCGGATGATGCTCATATCTATACCTCCTCAATAGTCCACCCGCCGCCCTGCTTCATCGGCTTCGGGAAGCACAGAAAGAACCTGAACGGGTACATAGACGCGGCTATCTTGATCTTTGCCCATGAATCGTCCTGCACGATTGCTTTTGCGCCCTTTACGTCATGGGCCTGAAGCTCACCATTTGCCATCATTACGAAGAAATCAACCGTCAGGAACGTGTTATCTGCCAGTTTCAGTTTGATTCCCTCAAACCGATACCATGCGATTTCGCCTGCCATCTGCAGCGCCTTCAGATGATCGTCATAGCGCTGCTCTGTCTTGTTCATCTCGCCATCTTTGAGCCTGCCGAGCGCTTGAAGACTCTTCTTCGGATCAGGTGCAGGCGGCTTTGGCGCTTCCTGTCTTTTCAGGTAAGCGTCTAACTGCTCATTGCTCCATCTGATGTCTTTGCTCATATCGTCATCAGAAGTTGATAGTCACACCAGAATCGCCGTATTCAATACACGACTTCAGAAATTCGCGATCTTCTTCGTAAATTTGGTTTTCAGGTATTTTTGCCAATGCAATTTTCAATTCATCTTGCGTTAAGTACATAGAATCAAAGCGCTCTGCGTCAAGAGCAAAATATATTTGGCGTGGCTCTTGGTGGAATGAATAACGCACAAGAAACGCTACAGTCTCAAGCTGCTTTGGACAATCGCCAGAATTAATATCACCCTTATAAGCAAGTATGAAGTGATCCATATTTGTCGTCTCATTTCTTCCAACTACTCCACAGTCCCTTTATCCATACAAGGGTATAAAGAACGCTCACGATAAACATGCCATCCATGCGCGCATTCCACGTCGCCCATAGCCAGAACGGTTGCCCGAGCAATCCAACCACAGGAGCCCACTTTCGCACGCTCTCTCGCTTATCCTGCATCAGCAGAATGGCGAATATGCCGGTTAATGCGATGATGATTTGATCCATGGCCTTCAATTCTCAGAGATATGTAGTCCAGTAGTTACAACCATCACGCAGACATGTAGAGATTGCGGCATTGAGTTCCGATTCATCAGCGCACCATACCCATGATCCAGAACCGTCTGGATATTCCCATTCGATAATCACCGCACCATCAGGTATAGCATCCACCTTTTCGCCATATAGATTTCTTGCTAAAACGCGATCAGACATTTCATTTCTCCTGAATGCGATAACGATCTGGTCCATGGTGCTTATAACTCAGGCGACCAGCCTGGCACGTTAAGCCTCACCACAGTGCGCAAGCAATCCTGTGCAATTGGCAATGATTCGTGGAGCATGCAAACGTTTCCTGCATATGCGACTCCACTTCGCATGAAGGTTTCACGCATCCCTCTTGTATCAATATGGCTGCAATCACCGCCATGGGATGGAATGCCGTCATATTCGCCTTCGTATGCTCGGCAAGCCTGCACGTCAGAAGCGAGGATGATCGCTTCAGGTGCCCATTCCTCATTGCCGATGTCAGTACTCCACTTTGGCCCTGTGTCCCATGCGCCATCTCTCATATGGATATGGCGTG